ATTTGATCCATAATTAAATAGTTCATGAAATCTTTTACACGACCAGCTTGTTGTTCTGTTTGTGGATTTCTAACACCAATAACTTGTGTTCTAACTGGTCCGTCTGCTGGTAATAATTCTTTGTATGCTTGTGCTTGGAACTGTGTAACAGCTTCAGCAAGAACAGGGTGCGTTGCACCAGATGCTCCTTGAAAAGGTTCTGTTCTGTTTTCGTATTTAAATCCTAGTAAGTCAAGCCCCTCTGTGTATCCTCTCTCCCAATCTTTTCTCGATGCTTTATAGTCCATGTAGTTTTGAACCATCTCATTACCAACTGGTTCTAAAACATCGTCTGGTAAAATATCTGCTAGGTTATCGAAGTGTGATTCTGTTCCCGGTATATTTATAGCTCCCGGTTCAAAGTCTAA